AATTATTCCACCATCTACTGGACATGGAGTTGATTTATATAAAGAACTTGGTGCAGATAGAATAATGATTTATTCTAGATTTGATGATTCCAATAGAGATTTTCCAACAAATACAAAATTTTGTCAGATAGGAATTTTAAAAAATCCCTCCAAATTTACTTCTTCTGGAATTTTTTCAGGAACAGAATTTTCTGGATTGTATTCTTTCATATTTAATGACGTTAATGATTATTTACCAACTGTTGGGGAAAAAATTTCTCAAACTACTTCGAGCGGTATTGCTGTTGGATATGTGGCAGCATATGATTCTGATACGAAAGTTTTAAAATATTTTAGAGATAGATCTTTATACTATGGACCAACTCATGATCACATAGATTATGTTGGTATTTCTACAAAAGGAGATGCTAATATTAATTTTAGTTCTAGTGGTGGAAATGTAGTAGGTGAGACAAGTGGATTTGTTGGACAAATTTTTTCAAATTTTTCTGGTATTTCAACAACAGTGAGCAACAGTTTAGTTAATTTAGGTGTAACTTTTGATAATGGACTTGCAAATCCAGAGATAAATAAAAAAACAGGAGATATTATCTATATTGACAATAGACCTCTTGTATCTCGTAATGTTAGACAAAAAGAAGACATTAAAATTATCCTGGAATTCTAACAAATGGCACAAAAAACAAATTTAAATGTAGGTCCATATTTTGATGACTTTGATTCTGAAAAAAATTTTTATAAGTTACTTTTTAATCCAGGAAGACCAGTTCAGTCAAGAGAATTAAATAATATTCAGTCAATTTTACAAAACCAAATTGAATCTTTTGGAAGTCATTTTTTCAAAGAGGGATCTGTTGTAATTCCAGGAAATATTACTTATGATCCTCAATTTTCTGCTGTTAAATTAAACTCAACATCTCTTGGTGTTAATATTTCAAACTATATTGAAAAATATATTGGAAAAAAAATTATTGGACAGATATCTGGTATAACAGCAATAATTCAAAAAGTTGAACTACCAAATTTAATTAATGATTTAGAACATATAACGTTATATGTAAAATACATAGATTCTGACAATAATTTCACAATTAATCCATTTACAGATGGAGAATCTTTATCTTCAACTGAAAATGTAACATATGAATCAACCACAATTAATGCAGGAACTCCTTTTGCATCTGCAATTTCAAAAAATGCAACTTTTACAGGATCTGCTGTTTCAATTGATGATGGAATTTATTTTGTTAGAGGTGCGTTTGCTAATGTTTCCAAAGAAACTATTATTTTAGATTATTATTCAAATACTCCATCGTATAGAGTTGGTTTAAAAATATCAGAGGAAATTATAACTGCAAAAGATGATTTTTCTCTATATGATAATGCAAAAGGATTTACAAATTATGCTGCGCCTGGAGCTGATAGATTTAAAATTAATTTATCTTTAAACAAAAAAACTATTGATAGTGTTGATACAGATACAGATTTTATAGAGTTGTTGAGAGTAGAAAATGGTGAGATAAAAAAAATAACGACAAAAACTAATTATTCTTTAATTAGAGATTATCTGGCAGAGAGAACTTATGATGAATCTGGAAATTATTCAGTAACACCATTTAAAATTTCATTACATAATTCATTAAATAATAGACTTGGAAATAATGGACTATTTTTTGAAAATCAAAAAACTGAAGGAGAAAATACTCCATCTGATGATTTATTGTGCGTAAAATTATCTCCAGGAAAATCCTATGTAAGGGGATATGACATTGAAAAAGTGACCACTACTATTTTAGATGTATCTAAACCAAGAAATACTGGAGAAATAGAAGAATCTAATATTCCATTTGAAATGGGAAATTTGTTAAGGGTTAATAATATATTTGGATCACCAAAACAAAATCAAACTTTAGAATTACACTCAGATAGAAGAAGTTCTTCTGGAGAACCTGCGTCATCGACTAAAATTGGAGATGCTAGAGTTTATAATTTTAGATTAACAGATGCTGCTTATGATGATAGTTCTACAAACTGGGACTTATATCTATATGATATTCAAACATACACTAAACTAACATTAAATCAAAGTATATCAAGCATAGAACTTCCTTCAACATCTTTTGTAAAAGGAAAAAGTAGTGGTGCAAGTGGATATGCTATTAGTGCTGGAGATGGGACAGCAGTTATTAAATTAAGGCAAACATCTGGATCTTTTGTAGTTGGAGAAAAAATTGAAATTAATGGAATAGAACGATATTCAAGATCAATATCTCAAATTACCGTATATGATACTAGCGATATTAAACAAGTTTATCAAAATACAAGTGTCTCTGGATTTTCCACATCATTTTTAGCGGATTCTACTTTATCAAAGGAATTACCAATAGGATTTAACCCATCCGACACAATTAATATAGATTCTGGTGGAGTTGTAACATCTCCTGGAAAATATTTCAATTCTATAAAAGTTGGATCAATAATTAGATATCAATCAAGTGATAGTTCATCAGAAAAATATAACAAAGTCAGCAGTGTAAGCACTGATGGATCCTCGATGACAGTCGTTGCTATTAGTAATGTAACTAATGTATGTAATGGTACAGTTGGAGTTACTACAAATGCATCTTTTAGTATTGGTGTTCCAAAAATTAGAAACTCCAGTAAAGGATTTTTATACGCTGAACTTCCAAATTCAAACATTGCATCAGTTAATTTAAACGGATCTTCATTATCATTTTGTGCTCAATCAACTAGTGCTAAATCTTCTAGTTCACCTATTGTTTTATCAGTATCAGATTTTTCACTACCATCTGGAATTTCAACTGCATTTTTTGAAACATTTGATGAAGAGAGATATTCCGTACATTACACTGATGGAACAACTGAAACCATAACATCAGATCAGTTTTCTTTATCAAACAATCAAGTTACATTGAGTAATTTAACTTCAGGGAAAACAACTTCATCAATTAATGCTACTTTTGTTAAGAATACTATTCAAAGTAAAGAAAAGCAATATAATAGAAGTAAAATAGTAAATATTGTTTATTCAAAATATCCAGAATCTGGCACAGGAATAAGTACATCAATTAATGATGGATTAACATACAATCAGTATTATGGATTAAGAGTGCAAGACCAAGAAATTTGTTTAAATTATCCAGATGTTTCTCAAATATTGGCAGTTTATGAATCTCTAGATACCTCAAATCCTACTTTTGATTCTTTAGCATTCAGTGCAATTTTAAATATTGGACAGAATGTAATTATTGGCGAAAATATTATAGGTTCTGAAAGCGGTTGTATTGCTAGAGTTGTTGAAAAATCTACAAATAGTGTGAACATCGTCTATCTAAATTCAAACAGATTTTTAAATAATGAAAATGTACTTTTTAAAGAATCAAATATAAGTGGTGAAATTGATTCAATTTCTTTTGGAAATTATGTAGATATTTCAAATAAATTTGTATTAGATCAAGGACAAAGACAACAATATTATGATTATGCTAGAATTGTTAGAAAAGAAAATGAAACAGAACCAACAAAAAGAATTTTAGTTGTCTTTGATTATTATACTGTTCCTAGCACAGACGTTGGAGATGTATTTACAGCATTAAGTTATAATAAAAATCAATTTTCAGAGAACATTCCTTTAATTGGAGAAAATAAAGTAAGAGCAACTGATACTTTAGATTTTAGACCAAGAGTATCTGTATTTTCTAATTTTAACTCATCTCCTTTTGATTTTTCAAATAGAGATTTTAGTACCTCAATTAAAATTAATTTATCTCCAAATGAAAGTACTATTTTAGGATATGAATATTATCTTGGAAGAGTTGATAAACTTTATTTGGACAAAACAGGAAGATTTGTTTATTTAGAAGGAATATCATCATCTGATCCAAAATCTCCTGTCAAATCTGAAGATGTAATGGAATTGGCAACAATTACACTACCACCATATCTTTACAATCCAAATAATGCAATTATTTCTTTAGTTGATAATAAAAGATATACAATGAGAGATATTGGTTTAATTGAAAATAGAGTTCAAAACCTTGAAAAAATAACTTCTCTATCTTTACTTGAGTTAAGCACCCAAACTTTACAAATTCAAGATTCTGAAGGATTTAATAGATTTAAAACTGGATTTTTTGTTGATGATTTTAAGGATGATCAAAGAATTAATTCAAACTTTTCGTTACTTGAGATCGATAAAAATTCTCAAGAATTAACACCAATAATATCTAGAAATAGTTTAAAAAATTATCTTGCTCCAGCAAGTGTTACTTCCAATGAAGAAATTGACTTATCTGATAATTATACTTTGTTGGATTCAAATGTACAAAAAACAGGAAATACTATAACATTAAAATATGACTCAGTAAAATGGATTGAACAACCATTAGCAACACAAGTAGAAAATATAAATCCATTTCATGTCATATCATATACTGGATCAATAGTTCTATCTCCAAATAGAGATAATTGGGTTCGAACAATTCAACTTCCAAATAAAACAATAAATGTTACAAATAATGTTTTAATTGAAAGAGATGCAACTTTATTAGAAACAAGAAATATTCGTATTGCAGACGTAAATAGACAAGGGCAAACTTTTACAAGTATTTCTGCATCACAAAATGTATCTGATGTTACAAACTCTTCAAATGCAACATCCAGTTCAACAAGATTAGTTGAATCTCGTTCAGAAGAATATATGAGGTCTAGAAATACAGAATTTAAAGTTTCAAATTTAAAACCATATACTAGATATTATCAATTTTTAGATGGCAACGGATCTGTAGATTTTATCCCAAAACTTTTAGAAATTTCAAATAATTCCTCATTGCAAAATTATGGTTCTTCTGGTGCATTTATTGTTGGCGAAAATGTTCTAGGTTATGACTCTAATAATAATCAAATAATATCTTTTAGAGTTGCTAAATCCGATCATAAGTATGGATCTTTCAACAATCCAACAACTACTTTTAATACAAACCCATATGATAAAACAGAATCAATACCTAGTGGATATAGTGCGTCTTCAAAAATATTAAATATAGACACATATTCTATATCGGAAGAAGCTCAAGGTCTTTATTCTGGATATGTGACAAAAGGAACCAAATTAGTTGGTCAAACAAGTGGATCTGTTGCATATGTTAAAGATTTGAGATTAATATCAGATAATTATGGTGATTTAATAGGATCATTTTTTATTAGAAATCCAAATACAAGTCCAGCACCAGATGTAAGAATTAACACAGGAAATAAAACATATAAAATTACATCAAGTTCAACCAATCAAACAGCAGTTTCTGGAAGTACATCAATATCAACAGCAGAAACAAACTATGTTTCTGAGGGAACTTTAGAACTATATGAAACCATAATTACAAATACTACAACAAATACTACAACAAGAACTACAACCACAACTTTAACAACAACTGCAACAGAATATTATGATCCACTTGCACAATCTTTTAGCGTGGGTGGTAGTCAGACTATAAATGATGATGAAAATGGTTCATTTTTAACAGCAGTAGATCTTTTCTTTTATAAAAAAGATACAGGAAATAATCCTGTAACTGTTCAAGTAAGAACCGTTCAATTGGGAACACCAACTAGAGTAGTTATAGGAAATCCAGTAACTTTACGACCAGATCAAGTTAACATATCCGATGATGCTTCAGTTGCAACAAAAGTAACTTTTGATTATCCCATTTATCTTGAACCAAATAGAGAATATTGCATTGTATTATTAGCACCAGAAAGCGTAGAATATGAGGTATTCATCGCTGAAATGGGTAAAAAAACTATTCAGACTAAAAATTTACCAGATTCTGGAAAAGTTCTATATTCTCAACAATTTTCAATAGGAAGCATTTTCAAATCTCAAAATGGATCTATATGGACAGCAAATCAATATCAAGATTTAAAATTTAGATTATATCGAGCAGAATTTATTACTAACATTCCATCTACTGCCTATTTTTACAATCCAACCCTGAATGAAAGTAACGAATATATTAAAAATTTACAAAATAATCCAATTAAAGTTTTTCCAAGAAAATTAATTGTTGGAATCACAACAACAA